GTATGAGCCTGTTAATAATCCAGAAGTAGGTATGCCAATAACAAGACTATTAGCAATTCAGACATATGTCTTTCCTTACTTCTTTCCTCAGACAGTTAAAATAACTGGAGTCTGGGGTTTCAAAGCAGTACCTTACGAAGTAGAATTAGCCTGTAAGATTCAGGCATCAAGATTATTTGTTAGAAAGCAATCTCCATTTGGTATTGCAGGATCTGTAGAACTAGGAACAGTTCGTTTGAACTCTCGTCTAGATCCAGATGTTGAGATGCTTCTAAAGACATACCGTAGAAACTTTGGATTGGCATTCTAATGGCAATTACCAATGTTCCTGGAGTAAGAGATGCAATAAAAGCCAACCTACAAACAATAACAAACTTGAGAGTCTATGATTTGATTCCAGATGTTATTGTGCCACCATGTGCCGTAGTTGGCCAATTAGATTTCACATTTGATATTGATAATGCTCGTGGTTTAGACCAAGCATCTGTTGATGTTTATGTGATTGTACAAAGAATATCAGAAAGAAGTGGACAAGACAAACTTGATTTGTTATTGGCTGGAAGTGGTAATGGTTCAATCAAAACTGCTTTAGAGTCAGATAGATCGTTAGGTGGCCTTGTTGATACACTCAGAGTTATAAGTGCAGACAGTGGTACATATACTTCTGGTGAGCAGTCTTTCTTATCATATCGCTATAACCTCACAATCTGGGGCTAAGGAGAAAGCAATGGAATATACAGTAATCTCAAACACAAAAGTTTGCGGTAAGGTAAAAGATGAGAAACTTACCAAAGATGATATACTTAGTGCAGGAGGAAGTGTTGAACATCTTCTTGCAGCAGGTCATATCAAAGCCGCAAATGCAACAAATGCAGCAAGGGTAACACCAGCAGTAAAAGAAGTACCAGCAATACAGCAGGAAGAAGACTTTCCTGTTTTTAACTCAGTAAATAACGAACAAGGAGACAAATAACCATGGCAAGATTAGTATTAACGAATGTTGAAGTGACAATTGGAGGAGTAAACCTCTCAGATCACATCGCATCAGTAACTCTTGGAAGCACATATGATGTTCTTGAGACAACTGCATTTGCAGGCACAACAGGTGCATCAGGAAATGTTCCACTAGCAGCAAAAACACGCACAGCAGGACTTGTTGATAACTCAGTAACTTTTGAGTTCCACCAGGACTTTGCTGCAGCATCAGTAGAACAAACAATTTATCCACTACTAGGTACAACAGTAGCATGTGTTGTTCAACCAGTTGCATCAGCATCAGTAGATGCAACAAATCCTTCATACAGTTTCAACGCTGTAATTTCAGAGTGGACACCACTAAACGGAGCAGTTGGCGAATTGGCAACAGCATCTGTTACATGGCCAATCTCTGGTGCAGTTACAAAGGCAGTTTAATAACAAATGGCCAAGATAGTCTTAACGAATGTCAAAGTACAACTAGGTGCAGGGCCTGGAACACTATATGATCTAAGTGACCATATAACTTCAGTCCAATTATCTACATCACATGACCTTTTTGAGACTACAGTTATTGGCGATGTTTCTAAGCGACAACTTGCAGGTCTTGCTCAAAATACAGTAAGTTTTGATTTTCAGCAAGATTTTGCAACGAATGAAGTTGAAACAGTAATATATCCACTAGTAGGTACGGTTGCTTATTGTATAATAAGACCAAACGCATCTGCTATTATAAGTACTCAAAATCCAGAATATAGGTTTGAGGTAGTAATCTCAGAATGGTCATCGTTAAGCGGAGGCGTTGGTGAACTATCAACGGCACGAGTTTCATGGCCAATATATGGAGACATAAACAAAATAACATCCTAGATAAGGGGCAAAAAATGGACGGACTATATATAAAAGTAAAAACAGTAGATGGAGTAGAAGGAACATATCCTTTGAGACCAAAAACAATTGTTGCATTTGAACAAAAATTCAACAAGGGCTTTGCTAAACTACTTACAGAAGATCAAAAACTAGAGCATGTCTACTTCTTGGCACATGGTGCCTTGAGAGAAGCAGGCATCGTAGTTAAGCCTTTTGGAGAAGCATTCTTAGACACATTAGAGAATGTTGAGTTGGCAAGCGACCCAAATTCAGAATCCACAGAAATAGCCTAACCTATACGGTAGCAATGATTTCTGTGGAGACAGGGTTATCTCCAAATGATTTGCTTGATGCTCCTGACGGAGTACTTGAAGCAATCACTATTTACTTAAAAGAACGATCAAAGGAAGCGAGCAGGCAATGAGTCAAGATGCTATAGTGTTAACTGGTCTAAAGGAAACGCTAAAAGCATTAGGTGATTTTGATAAAGATGCAGTTAAAGCATTTACCAAAGTCATTAACAAAGAATTGTCTTCTGTTAAAAAAGAAGCACAAGGATATGTTGAAGCAAAGCCACCATTAAGTGGTTGGGCTACTCAGCCTGCTCGTAACCCTCGTACTCGCAATGGAGCAGGATGGCCTGCTTGGGATCAAAGCATCATCAAGTCAGGCATATCCACCTCAAAGGCTGAGGGTAAAGTAAGAAAAGACTATACTACCAGTGCTGGAGCAATTAAGAACAAGTCTGCTCAAGGTGTAATCTATGAATTAGCAGGTAGAAGAACTAGAGGTAATGGTACCTTTATTAAGAATTTAGAAGGAAATGTTGGAGATGCTTCCCGTTTAATCTGGAAAGCAGTAGACAAAAGCAGAGATAAGGTTGAAAAGAATATCTCTGATGCTTTAGACCAAGCAAAAAGAACATTACAACAAAACTTAGATAAGGAGAAAAACTAATGGCCACAGGTGCAGTAATTGCCAGAATTGTTTCTCAATACTCTGATAAAGGATCTAAGGAAGCAGCCAAGGATATTAAAAGACTTGGCCAAAATATTGATAACTTTGGCAAAAGAGCAACCAAGTCATTTGGAGTAGCAACAATAGCAGCAGGTGCGTTTGCTACCAAACTTGCTGTAGATGCAGTCCAAGGAGCGATGGCAGATCAAAAGCAACAGGCTGCATTGGCAGTTGCTCTTCGTAATACTGCAGGTGCTACAGATGAAGCAATCAAAGCAAACTCTGCATATTTAGACAGCCTTGAACTACAGGTTGCTATTGATAATGAACAGTTAATTCCTGCTTTGCAGACATTGGTAACAGGCACAGGAAACCTGTCTAAGTCTCAGGAACTTCTTGCATTAGCAACTGATATTTCTGCAGCAAGTGGCAAAGATTTGGGTGCCGTTTCAATGGCACTTTCACGAGCATATAATGGAAATTTTGCAGCGTTAACAAAGTTAGGCATCCCTCTTGATAAGGCTGCTCTTAAGTCAAAAGACTTTAACGCAATTACAAAAGATTTAGCAAAAACAACAAAAGGACAGGCTGCAGCAGCAGCAAATACTCTTGCTGGAAGAATGGAAAAGTTAAGACTACAGTTTGCACAAGCAGCAGATAGAGTTGGCTATGCTTTAATTCCAGCGTTAGAAAAACTTGCTACTAGAATTTCAGAGAATGTGATTCCTGAACTTGAAAAGTTTATTAGATTAAACGGAAATGATTTAGTTAAGGCTTTTGATGGCTCAATAATTGCAATTGAACGAGCAGCAGCAGCAATGATTGAAATTGGTAAATTTGTAGATAAGTTTCATGTTGCTCTTACAATTCTTGGTACTGGAATTCTTTCTATTATTGGATACTTAAAACTGTTAGCAGCAACAAATGCAGTAAGAGGATTCCTTATATTTATGACGGGTGCAACAAAAACCTTCAGAGCAGAATTAACTCAAGCATCAACAGCAGCAGCAGGAGCATCATCAAGTTTTAATATTTTAGGTGTTAATGTTGCTACATTGGGTAAAAATCTTAGAGGCCTCAAAGGTGTTGATGGTATATTTAAGAAAATGGCTTTTGCTGCTAATGCATTCTGGATAGCAATGTCTCCTGCTGCAAAGTTTTTATTGGTAGCCACAGCAATAGTTGCAGCACTTACCTTAATTTATAAAGCAGTAGAGTGGGCAGCAGGCAAAATGGCTCAAGCAGATAGAAAGAGGGCTTCTGCAAGAAAGCAGCAAATACAAGAAGAAATTGATGCTGGTAAAAGACTTGCTGCAACCTATGATACTGCAGCACAAGCAAGAGAAAAAGAAATTGCTCGTTTAAAAGAGCAACAGAATATTATTGTTAGCCAGTTTAAGTCTATTGAAGACGCAGTTAAAGATGCTAATGCAACAAATAAGAAAAATCAAGAAGACGCAGCAAGACAGTTAAGAGATCAACGAGAGGCTGCAGCAGCAGAGGCAAAGAAACTTCGCATTCAGGCAATGGAAAGAGCAGGGGCAGCAAAACTTGCACTCTTTAATAGAAAGATGCTTACAGATGAAAAGAAAATGCAAGTTACTCTGGGAGCGATTAAGAAGAACAATGCTAAGTTAGATAAACAAGGAATCAAACTCACAGATCCTGATGAGATGACTGCTATCCAAATGGAAGCAATCTATCAGAACCTTCTAAAGGGTGGTAAAGTTCTTCTTGCAGAAACAACAAAGCAGCAAAAAGCATTAGATGATTTGAAGATAAAAGCAGCACAAGAATACAATCTTTTATTGGCTCGTCAGCAAGATATCCTAAAGGCATTGTCTGGTGACAACAAGGTTACAATTGAAGAAGTTGGACTTCTTGCAAAGCAATGGGGCATGTCTGCAGAGGCTGCACAGTTCTATGTAAATCAAGTTTTATCAATTAATGATGAGAAGATAGACACTGGTGAAGTAGAAAGACTTGCCTTGATGTGGTACGGAAACACAGGAGAGTCTGCAACTAAGGCAGCAGGAAAGTACCTAGAGTTCTTAAATGAAATTAACAAGGGTAATGGAACTATAAGTGCTGAAGGAATTAAGAAGTTAGCACTAAAGTGGTATGGCAGCGATGGAGAAAGCGCAACAGAAGCAGCCAGAAAATATGAACAAGCAGTTGGTGCCTTAAAAGATGGTGATGTTAACAGAGCAGAAGTAGAACTTTTGATGAAGGCTTGGAATGCATCAGCAGATGAAGTTGCACTATACCTTCTTGAAACTAAGGTTCCATTTTCAGTAGCAGAAGATGCTAAGGTTATGTTTAGCCCATCAATTATTGCAGCAATAGCAGCAGGATGGAATGCAGCAAAAACTGCTCTTGAAAATTACCTTAAGGCAGCAAAAAATGCAGCAGGAATTGTTATTCCAACTGCCCCAGTTATTCCAACAGTTCCTCCAGTAGTAATACCAAAGGCTGGTGATCCTGCATTAGGTGGATCTAAGACAGACTCAGCAGCAGCAGCAGCGACAAGAGCAGCAGAATCTGCAGCAGCAGCAGCAGCATACGCTGCAGCCAAGGCAGCAGGAGATATGAACGCAGCAGCAATCGCTGCAGCAGGAGTTAATCCAAGTGCACTTGCATCAGGAGAATCTGGAGCCATTGGTGCAGCATCTATAGCAGCACAATTAAGAGCAGCAGAAGAAGCACAAAGAGCAGCAGCCAATGCTGCAGCACAGGCTACTCAGTTGGCTAACTTTAGAGCAAAAGAAGCAAGAGAAGCAGCAGAAGCAGCAGCATTACAAATGGACTATGATGAAGGATTTAAATACAAGATTGGCGTAGGAGCAGCATCATCCTCCTCATCCTTTGATGCTGGTTCTTTCCGTATGGCTGAAAATAAAGGAATGACTATTAATTTGAATGTTCAAGGAGATATCCAAACAAAAGAAGATATAGTTCAGGCAATCAGACAAGGACTTCTTGCTGGACAAACTAATGGACAAGGCTTAACCTTGCAGGCGATATAAAATGGCTAATCCAGTATTAAAAGTAGAAATTGACTTTGCCAATGGCCCTTCCTTTTCTTATCCTCTTATCCTTGATGATTTAGCATACGGTATTTTAGGTGCAAATACTTTAGGTGATGTTCCTGCTGATATTGTAGACATTTCTGATATGGTTATGAAATGTTCTACTCGTAGAGGCCGTAACCGTATCCTTTCTAACTTTGAGGCTGGAACTGCGACGGTAACGCTAAATGATCCTAATTCAGACTTTAACCCACAGAATGCATCAGGACCATACTATGGTAAATTAGTACCATTACGCAAGATAAGAATCTATGCAGAAACTGAAGTAGCAGGAAACACAGAGATAGTTAATATCTTTGCTGGATATATTACTTCATACGACACAGGATTCTATTCAGGAGTTTATACAACTTCTACAGTAACACTACAATGCGTTGATGGCTTTAGACTTCTTAACAATGTGGTTACTCCAGTAACACCAATACCTGGATGTCCAGCAGGTCAGTTATCTGGTTTTAGAGTATCTCAAATACTTACAAATGTTGCTGACTGGCCAAACTCTATGAGAATTACAGATGCTGGAGATTCAACAATGCAAGCAGATCCAGGAGGATCTAGATCAGTTCTTGCTGCTATTCAACAGGTAGAACAATCAGAGTTTGGTGCATTCTTTATGGCTAGATCTGGAAAAACTGTTTTTCTTAGTCGTGATACTGTTGCCAAAAGAGCAGACTTGCCTCCAAGAACATACACAGACACAGGTGCTGCTGGAACATTTCCTTATGAATTAATTGACTTTGCATTTGATGATCAATTAATTTTAAATGATGTTACTGTTACAAAATATGGTGTTGGGGCAGTGCCTCAAACTATTACAGATCAGCCAAGTATTGATACATTTTTTAGAAAAGCAGGGCAAAGAACAGATATACTTGTTGAAACAGACCAAGAGTCTAATGATCAAGCAAGAACTATAGTTGCTGCCCGTAAAGATGCAGACCTAAGAATTGATTCAATTACACTAAACATGTATGCAACTATAAGTGAGTTAAATACCTTAGTTAACTTAAGTTCAGATATTTACAACCTCATTATTGCAGAAAAGCAAATGTCTGGCGGAAGCACAATTCAGAGTGAACTATTCATTCAAGGTGTTCAACACGACATAACTCCACTAACCTGGAAAGTAAAATTGTTAACGGCTGAGCCATTAATACAGGCTTTTATACTTGATTCATCAAATCAAGGTATAATGGCATTAACAGATCCACCTAACCAAAATGCACTATCATACTAAAGGAGAAAAACGATGCCAACAGGTAGTCCAAATGCAGGATATCGCACCTTCAATACAGGCGATGTTCTAACTGCAGCAGAGGTTCAATACAACCTACAAAATCAATCAATCATGTACTTTGCTACTGCTGCAGCAAGAGACGCTGCCTTGACAGCAGGTATTGTGCAAGAAGGCATGTTTGCCTACCTTGCTGATTCAAACGCTACTACATTTTACACTGGAGCAGCCTGGGAAGCCATTGGAGATATGACTAATGGAACCCTAACATCACCAAAGGAAACAGTTACTCTTGAGCCAACTGGAGCAGCAACTACTGTTGATATTGATATTTTAACAGCATCTGTTGAATATATTACAGGGGCTGCAACAGGAAACTGGACAACAAACATTCGTGGTAATGTAGGAACAACACTTAATTCAATTATGGCTATTGGAGAACAAATCTCTGTTGTACTTCTTAACACAAATACTGGTACAGCATATTACCCAACAGCACTTAATATTGACTCAGTATTGGTAACTCCTAAATGGCTAGGTGGAACAGCACCTTCTTCAGGAAACATTAACTCAATAGATGCATATGTTTATACAATTATTAAGACTGCATCTGCTACATATACAGTTTTAGCATCACAAAATAAGTTTGCTTAATTAATATTTAAAAGGAGAATCGTGAGTCCATTATTTCGTAACCCAAGTGGTATAGGCGTAGTATTAAGATTAGTTACTGCACCTACACCTACCCCTGTTGCACCAACTCCCGTTGCTCCTACCCCTGTAGCACCTACTCCTGTAGCACCTACTCCTGTAGCCCCTACTCCTGTAGCACCTACTCCCGTAGCACCTACACCAGTTGCCCCAACACCAGTAGCACCTACTCCAGTAGCACCTACACCAGTTGCTCCAACCCCAGTTGCTCCAACCCCAGTTGCTCCTACACCAGTGGCTCCTACACCAGTCGCTCCTACACCAGTAGCCCCTACCCCAGTGGCTCCTACCCCTGTTGCTCCTACACCTGTAGCAACTGTTTTCTACTCAACAGGATGCTGTCGTGGTAATCCAAATAACACACAAGTTACTGGAACAGGATTTACTGCTATTGCTGCAGGTGACAATATGGACGCAGCATGTGTTGGATCACCTGGAATTGTTGATAGTATTCAAACTGGAACTTATCCACTTGGAAGTCCTAATGTTCCTGTGATTAACTGTACTCCTGCTCCAGTAGCACCTACTCCTGTTGCGCCAACTCCTGTTGCGCCAACACCAGTTGCGCCAACACCAGTAGCACCAACACCAGTAGCACCTACACCAGTAGCACCAACGCCTGTGGCACCAACGCCTGTGGCACCTACGCCTGTGGCACCTACGCCTGTGGCTCCTACTCCAGTAGCACCAACGCCTGTGGCTCCTACGCCTGTGGCTCCTACTCCAGTAGCACCAACGCCTGTGGCACCTACACCAGTTGATAACAACTGTGCTCCAGGAAGATTTGGTTGCGAAGGAGACTTTGGAACTTGCGGCGGGTGTATATCGTAATATGATAAACTTATATTCTAATAAGGAGAAACAATGTACGCATGTATAGTAAAAAATAGCGAAGGCACTTGGGATGTTTGGAATTCATTTTCTTATCCTCCTCGTCTTGTTGATAGACAAGAAAGGCTTGATGCTGCTTTGGCAAGTGGTCTTCCCATTGTTGGAAAAAACTTAACAGAGTACGGAACATCAGTTAAAAGTGGTGCTGTTTGGAACGGTACAGAATTTACTGGAGGAAACTCTGCAACAATAACAGAAGGATCAAATACAAGTTTATATTCATATGTTTGTGATGGTGTAATTCTTTTGACTTTTTATGGCGAAGAAAATACTGAAAACAACACTATGATGTCAATAATTTTTTCTGAAGAAGAAGAAACAACAATAATTAAAGTTCCAGAAGGCCAGACAGCCAATAAAGGTGATATCTGGGATGGCGAAAACTTTTACGCTAACTAACAACATAAACAAAAGGGGCAGATATGTCAAAGTGGGAAGAATTTAAAAAGGCTCAAGGAGAAACCAGACCTTGGCATGTTCTTGATCCAAGCAAGTTTTTAGAAGATGAAAATTTAGGTAAAGAAAGACTGGCAATATGCAAAACCTGTCCAGAACTGATAAAATTAACTACACAGTGTAAAAAATGTGGCTGCTTTATGGCAGTAAAAACTAAACTAACAGGGGCAACTTGTCCATTGGGAAAGTGGTAGAAATGATAAAAGAAGAAATTGCACCAGGAATAATCGTATATAGCGATGTTATTCCAAATAGTGAGACACTATACACAGACATTGAAGAAGGAATGCTTTCTGCAAACATAGAATGGCAAGGAGCAGCAGTAAAAGAAGCAGATGATGTTAAGATTAATACCATGACAAGAAGTACTCAGACAATTGGCGTTCCTTATAGAGGTCAAATATCAGAGCCATCATCACTTAGTGCACACGATGTTTTTGATGCAAATTTGCATAATATATTTTTTGAGCCTTTTGATTCAGTTGAAAGAGACTACATGAGTCACTATGGAATCCCTTGCGATTGGCACGACACCTATGGCATTTTAAAGTATGGTGCAGGACAATTCTTCAGCAATCACATTGATGATCACAAAGATTATCCTAGACGAGTTTCTACTGTCTATTACCTAAACGATAATTACACAGGTGGAGAAATTAACTTTCCTCGCTTTGGAATCACATTCAAGCCAAAGGCAAATCAAATGATTGTTTTCCCATCAAACTATATGTACAATCACTCAGTTTCTCCAGTTATTGAAGGAAACAGATACGCAATAGTAAGTTGGTTGCGATGAAAGAGCCATTGTTAGTAAATAGTTTATTAAGTCCTGAAGATTACTCAAGACTGTTAGAATCATTAGATAATCCTAAAAGTTTTGGGTTTGATCCTGGCTTTAGCAGGTATTGTATTGGAGACGGTGGTCTTCCAATCTTGGCAGAACTAGCAGACAAACTAATAGAGACTGCAAGAGAAGTATTTAACAGTGAAACACTACTTCCAACATATACTTTATTTGCACATTATGAGGGCCAAAATCCTCCTCCAAGTCTTTATAAGCACAAGGACGATAACGCATGTACCTATACTCTAGATATGTGTGTTTATCAAAAAGAGCCGTGGGATCTATTTGTTGAAGACAAGGCATATACTCTTTATCAGAATCAAGCACTTGCTTACTATGGTAATGACCAGATGCACTGGCGTGAAGAATTTCCTAACCCAGAGACCAATCATGTTGCTATGATTTTCTTCCACTTTGCAGAGCCAGATCACTGGTGGTTCACAAAAGGCGTAGAATATCTTCAGGTAGTGAGAGGGCAGATTACAGAAGAACAATGGGAACTTCAGTATGGGACCAAATAAGGGAAATGTTGTTGTTTTAAATAAGTTTTTTGATGAAGGCTACGGCTGGGATAACTTTATTAGTTCTATTAATGATGCTTATGACCTAAATAATCCAAACAATGGAATAGTATTTTCTAAAGAAGTTATTGGAAAGATAAACTTTTTCCAGAAGTTGACGCTGACTCTAGAAAACATCAATGAGACAAATTTTCCAGGGATTGAAAGCAAAGCAGAAAGACTAACAGAACTACATGAACAACTATCAAAGCCTGGTAAATGCCTTGGATACTTTGGTGCAGTAAGTTTTACAACTAAAGAGCCTACAACCAGTAAGCATAACGATCCTATGGATGTTATCTATGCTCAGTTTGTTGGTTCTGTGACCTGGACAATATCTGATGAAGATGGGTCTGAGTCCCATGTACTTAATCCAGGAGACATTATCTATGTTCCAAAGTCTGTTATGCACGAGGTAACATCTTTAACTCCACGAGCAGCCATATCTTTTATGTTTGAGGCATAATGAAGAACGCTATTGCTTATTCTTTTAATCTTAGAGATGGCAGCCTTAAAGATCTTGCCTGCTATAAGCAAATAAGATACTCAATAGATACCTTGAGAAAATTTAACAAAGAGATACCAGTTTATGTGTACATCTCTCCATCAAACATAGATACATCTGATTTAAACCTTGGCGATAATGTCACCATAGTTAAGTTTGATGTAGACAATGATGGTGGATGGCCTCAAGACTGGGTTGATGTTGGATTCCTTGATTTTTTAAAGCATCGCTGGGAAAAAGCAATTGAATCAGTGCATACATACGATTTAGACAATGTTCTTTATTTAGACACAGATACAGTATTCCACAAGGATGTACAGATATTGTTTGATAAGTATGGATCAACAAATCACATGTGGGCAAGACCAGACAACAGCAATGACCTAATGTCTAAGATTGAAGTTTGGCCAGGTATGAATGATGGTCAGTTTATAATGAGTAAGCAACTAGCCAGTAAAGATATCCTAAGTCACATGAAGTTCTATGTTAATCATGTCTTATCTAAGAACAAGCACAAACTTACAGATGAAGAGTACAGGAACCTTTCTTGGGTTTCTACACAGTATGCTGTTTGGGATTATTTTCAGAATCATAACAATCCAGTCAAGCATTTTGACGAGTATGAAGTAATGGTAAGCACAGAGCCAGAAGTAAAGAATACAGATAATTTAATTCTACATCACTACTACAGTGGGAACACTCACAAGTTTCTTCCAAAGGAATATCAATGAAAACATTAAAACAGGTATCTGTAGAACTAAACTATCCAAGTGATAAAGACACTTCTCACAACTACTTGCCAGTTTATCAAGAAGAATTTACTGAAATACAAAATATCAAGATGCTAGAACTTGGTGTTTGCTATGGAGGTTCCTTAATTTTATGGAACGGCTTCTTTATTGATTCTGAAATTCACGGAATAGATAATGCAAAATATACAGATGATCCAATACCTGGTATTATGCATTGGGGAAACTATGAAGACTTGCATACTAACTTTGAAAATAACTATTTTGACTACATCGTAAACGATTCTATGCATTATGCAAAAGAACAAATAGAAGCATTTAATCTTTATTATTCTAAAGTAAAGTCTGGTGGCAAATTCTTTATGGAAGATATTCCAGATATGGATAATGTTGCTGAGATTGTAAAAACTCTGGACGGTCACATATTTAAAGTTTACAACATGAATGCAAGTTCTGATTCTCAAGACAGTATAATTCTGGTAGTCTATAAACCATGAAAGTATTAATTACTGGAGTAGCAGGCTTTATGGGTAGCCATCTAGCAGATGAGTTTATAAAGCGTGGCCATAGCGTAGTAGGAATAGATAACCTTATAGGTGGCTATTACGAGAATGTTCCAACTGCCGTTGAGTTTTATGTAAAAGATCTTGGTGACTTTGATGCAGTTGCAGATCATTTTAAAGGCGTAGACCTTGTGGTTCATACGGCTTGTACGGCCTATGAGGGCCTCTCAGTCTTTAGCCCAGCATTAGTGACCAGGAACACCTCACACATCGCTACAGTGGCCTTGAGTGCCTCTATAAGGGCAGGTGTGAAGAAGTTTGTGCACATGTCGTCTATGGCTAGATATGGAACACAAGAAACTGTCCCATTTACAGAAGACATGACTCCAAAGCCACAGGATCCTTACGGCATTGCAAAGTATGCAACAGAACTATTAGTCAAGAATTTATGTGAAACTCATGGCATGAATTATGTAATCTTAGTTCCTCATAATATTATTGGACCAAGACAAAAGTATGATGACCCTTTTAGAAATGTAGCGTCTATTATGATTAACAGGATGCTTTCTGATAATCAGCCAATTATTTATGGTGATGGTGAACAGATGAGATGCTTCTCATTTATGCAAGATGTTCTTGATCCTATGATGATTGCCTGTGAAACAGATGTTGCAGATGGAATGACTATTAATATTGGGCCTGATGAAGAATTTGTTACAATTAATATACTTGCTCAAAAAATAGCAGCAATACTTAATTTTAATTTGGAGCCAATCTACATGCCTGGAAGACCACAGGAAGTAAAAGAAGCAAACTGCTCAGCAGATCTTGCTAGGAATATTCTTAACTATCAGACCAAGACAAACTTGGATGATGGGCTAAGAGAACTTGTAAACTGGATTAAAAATCAGGGTACAAAGCAATTTACATATCATCTACCATTAGAGTTCATAACAAATAAGACTCCAAAAACATGGATAGATAAACTTATATAAGGAGAAATCAAGTGACACCTCAAGACTGGGCTGCATTCTTTGTAGCAATCTTTACTCTAATTGGAGGACTTGCTACAGCAGTTCGTTGGATGGTAAAACACTACCTATCTGAATTAAAACCCAATTCTGGCTCAAGCCTAAAGGATTCCGTTGATAGGCTAGAAATCCAGGTACAGCAAATTATGAATATTCTCATGACTGAGAATGTACGACCTAAAAGAAAAGCACCACCAAAGGAGAAATAATGGCTACAAAGAAAACAGAAAAGACAGCCAAAGATCAAGCACTAGCAGCAGGAGCCTCTTATCTTAGAGCGTCTCTAGCAGCCGTACTTGCTATGTACATGGCTGGAATCACAGACCCAAAGGTATTAGCAAACGCATTTGTGGCAGGACTTGTTGGTCCTCTCGTAAAGGCACTACAGCCTAATGAAAAAGAATTTGGCATAAAGAAGTAAATAAGAGTACAATAGGGCTATGTAGATCAAATACAGAACCACCACTATTTGTCTGTTCATTAATCTACAAGGAAGGGCCTCAGAGTTAATCTGGGGCTCTTTTCCTGTTCTAGGCATTCCTACCTAGGCCAAGACCTTAAAGTGGCTTAAAAGGGCCTCTGAAGGCTTCTAAAGGGCATCCTAGATAGTTGCATAGACTACATATTTACAGGGAAATAGTACAAAAGGTACAAAACGGACATATAGGACATAACAATAATTTTAAGTATAGTGTAAACTAGAACAATGTCAGAGTACAAAGAAGGTTTCACAGACGGATATATCTTCGCCAAGGAAGAACTGGTGGAGAGGCTATCTGAGGTTGAAGGTCTAGACAACTGGACTATTGACAAGATCTGTGATTTAATTGAGAACAACAAATTATAAAGGAGGTAAATATGATCAATGGTAGGGGCAGTTCAACCAACCAAAGGAGATATTTATTAACGGAAAAATTAAATTATGGCAAAGAGCAGTAATTGCCTCTTTACTAGCAATTTTTATTC